CCTCTTGGTTTATTTAATCTTTTTCCTGTTTTATCTGTGTCCCAAATGTAAACTCTTAATTCATCAATTAAATTTTTACTTTGTGAGGTTATTAAATATTCTTGCGACTGCATTAATTGAATGCCAAAATTAATACTGTCTCTACCTTTTGTTGCTCCTTTAATCATTTTGCCATGTCTCCTTATTTCTTCAATGCTTTTTGGCTCGGCAGAATCGGCATAACAAATAATATTATTTTTTATTTTTTTGGCTATTTCTGAATTTACCAAATTGTTTTGGTAACATATTTCGTTAACTATTCTTTTGTTATTCCATTTATAAACCTCAACAATAGCAGAAGGGTCAACCGAATAACCAAAATCAAGTCCATAACCTAATAATATTGCACCTTCTGGAATGTTATCCAGAATTTGCCAATTCTCGAAAACAACCCCTTGTAAATTTCCAATCTTGCCAAGTCCGTACACATGCCACCAATTACGCCAATAAGCTGATGTCTCTGCCTTTTTCTTTGCTTTTTCAATCTCCACCACTATTCGGTTATCTAAAGCATTGTTATCCTTATAATTTAAAACTAAAAAATCTGCGTCTCTATCTTCTTTCAATTCTGTATGCGCCCAAAATTCATTAGTTGGGTTGAAGTCTAAAAACACTTCTTTTTTTGTTCTTATAGCAAGTTCATTATAACTTTCAAATGAAATATTATTGCACTCGTTAATATAAAGTATATCACGTCTTGCCCCTCTTAACTTTGTAGAATCTTCTACGCTGAAAAATTCAATATATGAACTATTAGAAAATTCGTACCTGGAAGTGCTTTTGTTAAAATAATTTGGGTTAAACCTGTTGGTGTCTTTTAATATTTTCAAGAAATCTTTTAAAGCACCTCTACGTAAATGTGGCATTGATTGAGCAACTACTGAAATCTCTAGCCCTTCAATCCTTATTGCTTTGTCAATTAATATAGGTAATATGCCATACGTTTTTCCAGCCGAAGTTCCACCTTGCACAATTTTAATTCGCTTTTTTAGAGCTAATATTTTATTAATCGCTTTCGTCCTCGTAAACATCTGGAAATAAAGGTTGTTCTGTTATTATCTGGTTCACCTCTTGTGCTGGTTGTCCATAAGCAGAATCTTCCAAAGCTTTATATGCTGGTGTATCTCCATTAATTGCTTTTCTTAATTGTGCCAATGTCATCAAATCTTCCTGTGTTAATATTTCTTCTTCTCCTGTAATAGGGTTTTTACCTTTGGTTTCTGTACTCAACCATTTTTTAGCAATAGTACTTCTGTTCCTACTTCCTTTTGGTCTGCCTTTTGGATTGCCACTTTTCCCTTTTTTAAAAGGTTTTAAATTTTCTTCATTTGCCATTTTTATACTCCTTTTATTGGTATTTTAATTATTGGGTTTATATCAAAACCTTTTGTTTTTTTACCTCTTTGTGTTGTATCAAATTTTACAATGCTATTGCCCCATTTTTTTTGCAATAATTTTAGTTGCTCAACTTCTCTGCCTATTGTTCTATAATCAGCACAACCACCTTTATTGGCATGGTCTTTTTTTATCATAAAAGTATTGTTAAATCTTAAAACTTTTCTATGCTCATTCATGTTTTGAATACAATAGTCGTAATCTTCCTTTAATGGTATTCGTTCATCAAATCTTAGATCATTATTTAAAAAACCCATAAAAGAGCCACTAACTGTATTTGTTAAACTTAATGGTGTATATTCTCTATAGCTACCTTTATCGCCAATTATGTTCATGCCCCACAATTTTGCGCCAAATTCTTCACAATGTAAAAAGCCAAATTCTATAAATTCCTCAAGGTCTTTTATTTTAATTGCTTTTGGTTTATCATCTTTTAAAGTCCATCTTTTTATGCACTCAATGTCATCATCAATAATAAGCCCTTTTTCTTTTACGTAATTATCAAGTATATAGTTGCGTACTCTTGCAATATTTCCTCTAATTGAATCTGGTAAAACTTCTACATTATAACCTTTGTCAATATATTTTTGTGCCTCGAATTCATGTACGCAATAAATAACATTAGGTAATAATAGATGTGTTTTTACTCCATCAAATCGCTTATAGCTTGGTGCATATATCTTCATGTTCCTTTTATAGGTATAACAAATTTTTGATTATTGTGCTTATTGTATTTTATAATCTTCAAACCATATTTGTTGTTTATAAATTTTGCTGAAATCTCTCTGTCTTTTTTTGTATATCCTATTACACTATCCGCACCACCATCTTCGCCATAAGCTAATGCAACGTATTGATTGTCTTTTAGTATAAATCTATTTTGGTTTATTTTAGCTATCCAAAATTCCAAGTCCTCTTGAGTACGCAATCTTTCATCATAACGTAAATTGTCATTAACATTAATTAAAACACAAAGAAAAGATGGCTTAGTCATACTAAATGGAGCCATATCTTTTAACTTCATACAATCTTCGCTATAGTCGAATCCAGAAAAAGTTGCACCCATATCTTTAGCCATTATGTACATTCTTTCTAAATGCTCCAAACATTCATAGCCAGTCAGTTTTATGTTTTCTTTTTTTCTTTTAAGACAAGTAAAATCGTCGTCAATAGTCCACCCAAACCCATCTGCTTGTTGCTCTTTTATTAAATCAAGTATTGCATTTCTTTTTTTGCTTACTGAGCCATCTTTTTTGTCTGGAATACTTACAACTGCATTGCCATATCTTTTTTTGTAATCTTTCTCTTGTGACTTTGGTACTATGATTTTGCCACAACCTAAATACTCGTATGTCCTAACTAAATCTGCTCTGTTATATGATGGTATATAAATGTTATTCACTTGTTATATTTTTAAGATATTCTGCACCATTGATAACTCTGCCTATTCCTTTACTCCATGGTTTGCCATTTTGTCTTTTAGAATACACACTTTTTAAATCAAAATGAGTTTGTGCAGATAGCCAGTCAATATCATTATCAAAAGTTAGCACTACATAGTTTTGGCTTTCGTTCAAATATTCAGAAAATTCAATTTCTTTTTCATCTTCATCAATGGAATCAAAGCCGACTGGTAAATCTAATCCAAAATGTTCTAAGCTATCTTGCTCCCACACATTAGCTAAAATGTCATAATCCCACTCGCCATAGCTTATGTTATCTTTAATAATGAATTCTTCTCTTTTTTCTTCACTCCAATCGTCAGCAATTTTTACAGGCACTTCTTTTAATCCAGCTTTTCTGCAAGCCTTTAGTCTCATGTTTCCACCCAGAACTGTAAATTTATCATTATCAGTTACCACTACAATAGGTCGAGCATTTAGCATTTCTGGAAATTCCTTAATGCTATTTACTAACTTTTGGAATTTATCTTTTTTTATTGTACGAGGGTTATTTAAGTTTTCCTGGAGAATCTCAATTTTAATTTTTTTCATATTCGTTATATACTGTTTTTAATCTATCTACTAAATCCCTTACACAACTACTGCACCCAGTAGGTTGGCTATTTTTATTAAAAATTCTATTATAAATTTTTCGTAAATCTGACTGTTCATTTGGTTTGATTGTTTCTCTACTTATTGAAAAGAATTCTTTTAATGTTTTGTACTCATCTTCTTCTAAGCATTTAATGCTTGGTGCATAACTAAATAACTTGTTTAGTTTTTCTTTCCTTTTGTCGCAACCACAGTCCTCACCAGCTACAAATTTTACCAGTTTATCTATTCCAGTTTTCTTAGTTACTTTTGCGATAGTGTCACCAAGACCTTCGCTTTTCTTTTTTGTTGTTTTCTTTTTTGCCATTTTTATTTAATTTAAATTATTATAACATTCAAAAGTTATTTGTATTTTTTCAGTTGAAATGCCACCTTCAGTTACTGGTGTATCTAATAATATTTTAATAGTGTTAAAAGCCATTTCAATTTTTTCATCTTCTAACATATCTTGCAATAGTTTAAGTTTTTTATCTTCATCTAAACTTAAAAACCATTTTTTTTCTTTTGTTGTCATTTTATTTTTTTATATGATTATCTAATAAATAAAAGTTTAAATTTGGTGTCCTTGCTAAGTCATCATTATAATCAATTAAACTTTTATCAACTTCTTTTTTATCTTTTATAACTTTAGTATGTTTTAAATTATATTTTGAAATTAAACTATCTTCACGACCACCATAAGAAGCAGTTAAAACTAAATTTTTTGGTATATCATTAATTCTATTTACCCA